CCATAAACGCCTGTGTTTAATGTGGCTATAGTGCTTATATTTAAAAGTAATCTCTGATCTCTTGGCAAAGTCTCATCATACATTTGAACTAATTTTACCGAAAATTTTGCCTTGTCGTATGCTGAATCTATTTGTCTTTCATCAACCATCTCGGTTCCAAGAGTAGATTGTTCTAACCATTGTATAAAACTTTTCAAGTTAGCCCCATTATTTAAAAATAAACTTGTTATACTATTTATCAATAATTTTGTAATTTAAAATGTAAATAATTTAACATGAATAACATTACATTAAATTATCTGATAGAAAAACATAAACTAAATGCAAATAGATCTTCTGGAACTGATAAAGTTAGAAGACATAGCTACATTGATGTTTACGAATCTTTGTTTGCATCAAAAAGAAATGAAAATTTGACAATTCTTGAAATTGGAACACATTTTGGTGGTTCTGCTCTTTTATGGCATGATTATTTTCCAAAATCAAATCTTGTTCTTCTTGATATAATGGATAGAACTTTGGATCAACATATGAAACAAATGAATCCAAATAGATATAAAAAAATAATTTCAAATGCTTATTCTCAAGAAGTTGTAAGTCAAATTAAAATTGATTACTCAAATGGATTAGATATAGCCATAGATGATGGGCCACATACTCTACAAAGCCAAAAAGACTTTATACAACTTTATATGCCCATGATTCGTAAAAATGGAATCCTTGTCATTGAAGATATAAGTAAAATTGAATATGCACATGAACTTAAAAAAATAACACCAGAAAATTACATTTCCGAAGTAATAGATCTTAGACATGTAAAAAATAGATATGATGATATTATGTTAATTGTCAAAAATTGATGAACTAAACATTTAAATTTAATCATTTAGTTTTTTTATTGTATTTTTCTTTTGCTTTTTTAGATCTGCAAATTTTACACGATCTGCATAATCCGTCTGATTTTGAATTGTCTGGAGAGAAAAGTTTAAATTCCAATATTTGCAAACAGTTAACGCATTCTTTCTTTCCGTCAGCTACATGAGGATTGTTTTTTTGCAAATGTGGCTTCGCTCTACTTCCTGTTATATGACCTCCCTCACGCTCACATATGTAGCGACCATTTCTGGCTATATTCTTATCGTGCGTAAGTCTTAGCGGAGTATGTTCCTCGTTGCAGAAGGAGCAAAATAAGGTGATTTTGTCGTTGGCAATATGGGTGTGGTAATATCTTTTTGATTTTTGATTGGCATTTTTCTTTGACTGCTCTTGAAATGTTTTGTCTCCTTGAGTTTCAGCAAGGTATTTCTTGGCCCAAGAAACTATATCCTTATCCGATACAAGTTGGCTATCATCTTCAGTCCATAATTTAAATTTTAATCCTTTTTTTGCTGCGAAATCCTTCGAATCATTGATTTGATCGATCACAGTTTGATGTTTTAACCATAGTTTTGGCTTTATTTCCCATATTTCTGTTCCACTATTTAATTCTACATAGAGGTCTGGATTTCTCCATGATTTCTCTCCACGGAAAACTTCACAACGACAAAAAGATTTAACTGAAGGATTTGATTCTAAAAGAAATAGGCATCTTAGTTCATATGATGAAGAAAAATAAATAGGTGAATTGTTTTTTTCGGATTGAAAGTAACCTCTAATGTGCGAATGTTTGAAGTCTCCACTAGCGTGTTGACTAGCACATTTTTTCGAGATGTTTTCCTTCCATGTCATTCGAACCTCTGGTTTTAAATTCATAACCCAACGATTTTTTCCATAATCATAAATTCGTACAAGACCACGACTAAAGGCCCATTCGGATTCGGTCATACCATCTGGACATTTGCTACTAGATTTCTTCTGGCTTTGTTTGCTTAATCGTTTTTGCAATATGGTGTTTAAGTACGAATAATCAGACTTGTGTTTCTTTTCAAGGGTAAATCCAATAGATTCATAGACTTTTCCAATACTCATACGATTGTCACTGAAACTTATGATTTCATCATAGTCCATTTTCTTTGCCCAATCTACGGCTTTTTTTAGTAACTTACCAGCACCACCAATCACTTGTGTTTTGGTTCGGAAACATAGTCGATCTAAAACAATTTTATTTTCAGATATCTGTCGGCTATGTCTTCCAAGTGACATGACACCAACTAATTCTTCTTTGTGCCAAAGACCAAAATATACTATTCCAAGATTGTTTGATCCTTGAATGTGAAATTCTTCTAAAAATGATTTTGAATCTAATTTTGAAAGTTCTTTTACCTCACAATTTCTAGCTGACAATCTTTTCGAGTAACAACCAGCCTTGGACAACAAAAGTCCTTCCCATTGTTTTCTTCTAGAAGACCATTCGTCTGAAAAAATGACTATATTTGTTCCCGAAGAAGGCGTTTTAAACTTTGAAAACGATTTCGAATCGGACAAATCGACAAAGTCAATTGCGAGTTCAATACCAATACTTTGCAGCCATTCTTGTGGTGTTGTTTGTTTCATTTTAATTTTAGCCATTGTTTAAGTGTAAAGTTTACCAGCCATTAAAGAAGACGAAGACTTTATTTTTGTCATATCATTACTTGACTTTTTGCATGTTTTACTATATATATTATATATTACATCAATTGCATTTTACAAGGAAATTAAACATGTATCTTCAAGAAATTAAAAACATTTTACAAGGTCACGAAGTAAAAATCAAATATGATTGTGATGGTGGTTATGAAAATTGTGGCCAAGAAAAGATGCTAAAATTGAAATATGCTGAAAAAAACATTAGAGATAATGATGGTAAACATATTTGTCGTAAGTGCCAACTAAAAAATAAAAACCCTATGAAAAAAAAGGAAATAAGGGATAAGGTAAAGCGAACTTGTGTGGAAAGATATGGAAGTACACTTCCGATTAATTCTCAAGATAATATTGAAAAAAGAAGAGAAAAATTTCAAGACGAAGAATATAAAAGAAAATGGGTCGAAAAGCATAAACAGACATCTTTGGAAAGATATGGTGTAGAACATCCTATGCATTCTGAATCTGTAAAAGAAAAGCAAAGGCAAACTATGCAGGAAAACCATGGTGTTGATCATCCGTATCAATCTCCCGAAATAATGGCAAAAATGAAAGCCAATAATATGGAAAAATACGGAGTTGAAAATGTTGCCGAATTAGCAGAAGTACAAATAAAAATGGCCCAAACTACTTTGAGAAAATATGGTGTCGAGCATTATAATCAACTGCCAGAAATGAAAGATTACTTGAGGAAAAATTGCAGGGAATGGTTAGCAGAAAGCTATGCTGCTGGTGGTCCCAATAAAGGCGTTCCAAGACTAGAGGAATGGAATCAAAAACAACGAAATACTGTCTTAGAATTGATATTAGATGGTAAGTGGAAGTCTGGTCACAAAAATAGCTGGCGTGGATATTACACATCTATTGGTAAATGCAAACGAAGATCATCGTTTTTCAGGTCTGGCTTTGAATTAATTTATCATCATTACCTCGACACATGCCAACAAGTTGAATGGTACGATTATGAACCTTTTGCAATATCATATGAAATTAATGGAAAATTTCACAATTACATTCCAGATTTTCTAGTAAAATTTAAAAATGATGATGTCCTTTATATTAGAGAGGTCAAAGCAGATTATCTCCATGATTCTGTAGAAACAAAATCTAAATATGAAGCTGCTAGAAATTTTGTAAAGATGGAAATAAACATGAATTATTCTGTGTTGTTGAAACAAGACATCTATTCATTAGGTATAGATTTTAAATCACTTAAGCAACAAATCAATGTTGTTATTGTGCATGAACCAAAAACAAAAAAACCCAGCCATTTCTAGTTGGGTTTTTTGTTAATCATTATGATCGTAAGTCCTCGTCTAGCAAGGCTTTACGCTAAATAATAAAATTAGCAATCGACATTCTTGCGTAGAACTTCGCACCTTCACGAAGCAATTTCTTGCCGTATCGTGTTAAAATTCCCTTACGAGGACAGAAGCTTTCTGGATCGAGAACAACAGGAGTCTGAGTAAGAGGAACATAAGGGCAGTAGAAATATCCTGAGTCAAGATATGAATCGCCTTTATAGCCCATAAGGATTTGGTTAGATGGGAACAATGGATCTTTATATAGTCTCCAACGATTGTTCACAGTACCAACATACTGGATACCCAAGCTGCTGCTGAAAGTTTCAGAAGGTGCAGGAGCAAAACCAGCGGTTGCGGTTTCAAAGATTGAAGCAACTTCAGGAGATGTAACGATGAAGTTAGCACCACCACGAAGGGTCTTACGATGAATAACGGAGGAAATTTCAACGATCTTCACATAGAGAGATTCGTATTTTTCTTTGATAGTATCACCCAAGGAGGTGTTGAAATCCCAAGCGGTTACAGTACCAGCATTTTGACGGAGGTCGGTGAGAACTTCACGATCAATTTCAAGATTAATTTCTTGAGCAAGAACTGCGGTCAATTCGGCTTCAGCATCCAAGTTGTGTTGTGAGCGAAGATCTTGTTGAGCTTCATAAGACCATACAGCCTTCAACTTACGGGTTTTGGCAGTAATATCTTCAGATTCAACAACGAGGTTGATTTCTGGAAGATCTTGTGAGCATTCAAGATTAGCTTCGTAACTTGCAACGATATTGTTTGGGCCAGGGTTGCCGCCAGTCCAAGCAAGGGTAACTATACCGCTAGTAGGATCTAAACTTGATCCTGCGGAGATTGCTTTTGGGGTAGGAGTTCCGATATCGGTAAAGTTAAATACACCAGCGGAACTTACGCTGAATGTTTGAATAGCCACAGCACCATCATAAACAGTACCAGTAACGGTTCCTGTCAAGATAGGGGTGTGTTCAAAAGGACTGTATACAGATGTAGCATCTGCACCATCATCGGTAGCTCCCACTTCATTTTGAACGAACTGATGGGAATAGAAGATATCGAGATTAGCAGTACCATCTGCTCTCTGCATCAATGAATTTGCATCATCGCCAGGGAAACCGCTATTATTATCAGCACCACGAGTAGCACCCTTGTTGGAAGAGTATCTAAAGCGGAGATAATAAACAAGACCAGTAGGTCCTAGCAAAGGCTGGACTGATACGATCTTATTAGCGATCAATTGTGGGTAGATCCTACGAACCAATGGGATTGAGATTCGTTTGAATTGTGCGATGTCAGCGGTGTCGGTAGACACTTCGTTGATAAGGCGTTGGTTTTCGAGAAGAACTGCTGTGGCTGCACGAGTATTACGGTCTTCGATGCCTTCGAGGAGACCAGTCTTAGCCCAGCGTCCTTCTAACTCTTTAGCTTCATTTAAAAATCTAGCATTAGCGTTCATATTAAAATTTCCTTTATAACTTGTTAGAATTTAGCTTTTACTTTGGTTTCTTTATACCTGAAAGAACCAAAATTTGGTCTATTTCACTGCTGTTGTTGCCGACATTTTCCGCAATGACGACTTCTTGATCAACAACTTTTTGTCCTCTCCCCGTTACATTCTTTGCTTTTTCAGATCTTTCTTTCTGTTCTGTGATTACTTCAGATCTCTTCTGTGAAGATGTCGCTTGTTTTTGCTCTGTAATCAAATTTTTAGCATAGCGTACATTTTCATTAAGTTTGGTATTTTCGGTAGACAAGCGAATATTGCGAGCTTCCATAATACGGAGTTGGCCTCTAGACTCTTCCAATTGTTTTTGGAATTCTTCAATTTTAGCCGAAGAGAAGTTTTGAGATTCGTCATCAGACAAATAGTTACTTGCGATATCAACGATTTTATCCAAGGCAACTTTATGTTCTGCGATACGAGGATCGCTAACAACATCTTTGCGAGCTTGTTCGTAAATTTCTTGACCTTTTGCTTGCAAGAATTGATCTACTTTGTCTACGATATATTCTTTCATTTCTTGAAGTTTTTTGTCGTATTCTTCATACAACTCAACTTCGATGTTGCCGTTTTTGGATCGTTCGGTCTTCAACATTTGATAAGCTTCTTCGTATCCTTCTTCAAGTGCGTTTTTGTATTCTTCGCCTTGAATATCTAGACGATTTCGCAGATCAGCGATGATAGCATATGCTTCTTCATAACCTTGTTCTGCGGTTTTTTCAGAGTTTGACAATTCTCCAGAAAGTTCAGTATAGGCTTCTTCAAGTTTCTCGTTATATTCTTTTTCGAGATCTAGCTTTGCCTGATTCAGCATTTCGTTGATAGCTGAACTTACTTCCTTTACATCGGATTCTGGTAAAAGTTTCTTGATTGCTTCCATTATCTTTTCCATTAGCCTAACCTCACTTTGCTAGTATTTCGTTTTTAAAAAAATTAAATCAAACAATTTTAGATTTTATATTCTTTGTTTGATCTTCAATTATTCCACCTAAGCAAGCTATTAATGCTTCTTTGCTAATTTTATGTATGCTTCTGCTTTCGTTTTTAACTAAAGAATCAGAAGATTCCACTGAATTATTTGATGGAATGTAACTTTCACGCTTGCTTACAACTTTTTCTTGGAAAGCAGAATGTGTAGATGGATCAGCCACTGCATCGAAAGTTAATAGTTTATAACTTTCGCCAATAACAAGAATTCCACTTTCATCTACTCGTCCGTTGCCAACACCTCTGCTGCTGATTCCAACACGCACACCATCATTGATGAGTGCTTTTAGAATACGGCCATGAGGAGTGTTTAATATCTCGCCTTCACCCATAAGATTATTTCCTTCCCACCATAACTTAGTAATTACATGGGAAGCTTTTTCGAAATGTATGATACTATCTGTAGGATGATCTAATTCGCCAATCAATCCTCTTGCTTCAATTATTGGAGTTAGAGCCTTAACATTGTCGTTTAAGACGCTGTAAGGATATTTCCTTTTATTTTTATTGACAGCTTCTGCTTCTTGGAATTTTCCTCTAAAGCTAGTTAATCCTTTATTAGTGGATTCATTTAGACTTAGAACGAAACCGCCAGAATTGCAGGAGTCAACAAGTAGCATTTTATCACTCATTACTCTCCTTTATTGGTTGATTACTGGTCTTTTGCTTTCTGGGGATAAAGTATTCTTAAGATTAGGCCAAGTATCACTATCTTGATATGTTCCTAATTCATCATTATCTTTATCTGCCCCTTTTTCGCCCTTCATTGTAAATTCAAAAGCATCAGGAATGTAAGGATTGCTTAGGGAAGGCCAAGTATTATCTCCGCCATCGTTTCCTAAAGCGTCACCCATCATTTCTTCTTCACCACCGAAGGACTTTCCATCACTTACTGGACTATGATCAACACCATATTCATCCCCACCATTAAATTTGGAAGGAACAGCATCGGTTTGTCTCGCAGCCCAAGCATTCATGGGGTGATCTCCACCTACTGAGGTATGAACATCCATGTCTTTCCATTCACCAGAGTGATCCAAGTTTGCTTCAACCAATTCACTGATATAATCAGCGATATTTTCTGCTAATTCCAAACTAGGAGCAGAATTTCTATTGAGTACAGATTCACATTCAGACATGAAACTAGCGGTTTCCACTTTGGCAACTTCATCTCCGATTTGAATTGCTGCTTTATTCATTTCGTGAAGTGCTTTGTATAAATCTGAGAATACTTTTAGATCAATGCTATCGCTTTCGTCTAGCTTATCAAAGAAATCAACAGCTATGTTTTGAAATTCAACATATGAATCTTTGCATGTTTTGCATTCGGAAGTTACATCATTAGAGTAACCAGCCAATTTTGCGATTTTGCTAACACGACCAGTATAAGCATGATGTGCTGTTCTTAGAATTGCTTCTGCCATAAAGTTGCAGACGCTATCATCATAATTATTTACATTTGCGATTTCAAGAGCTTCAGCGATGTTTGCTGATAGTTCATCTTGCGTCAAATAAAGAACTGATGGCCATTTTGCGACAATGTTTTCTAAGCATTCTTCAAGATTAGCATTATCAGATATATTGTTATATCGTTTAAGTTCAGCAATAGCCTTTACGAATGATTGGTCTTCATTTACTCTTTTTGCTTTGCCACGAAGAACTTTAACTTCGGTATCTAAAGTCTTCCAATTAAATGCAAGAACTTTACCTTCGTTACGCTTTTGTATGTTTGGAATTGCCAAAGCAACTACATTTCCGTTGTTGTCATTTTTGACTACAGATTCAGAAATAACATGACCATAATTTTTATAATCAACATATCCAAATACATTTTCAGCTAATTTAGACCATTCTTTCATAGTCTTTTTAATACGAGTATGAACTCCCCATCGTTTATTGGATGTTTTTCCCAATTTTTTCTTTGCTTGTGCAGCTTTTCTTTTCATTTCTCTTTTTATAGAATCTGGAATCATCGCTGCTCGTCTAGCTTTAGTGCGAACGCCAGCCATAACTTCAGCATGTGGCCTTTTCTTACGATATTTTTTTGATCGTTTTCCAGTTGGCTTGCTAGTAGTAACTATAGCCTTATATCCTTCAGTTAGTTCTCTGCGAACATTTGGCATTGAGAAATATTCTTCAAATTTAGTATTTGCTTTTTGCTTGTTATTATCAAGCAATGCATCAACCATTTCTGAAATGGCATTACGAGAATTTGCTTTTGCTGATTCATTATCGATTACAAGCTCTTGAATATTTTCAAGAATAACTTGATCATCTTCTAATTTGTAAATCGCATGAATATATGTATCATCGGATGTTTTATATGTAACATCTGATTCTCCGTAGCAATGCAATTCAACATCAACGCCAAGGGTTTTACCCAAAACATCTTGTGCATTGATTAATTCTTGTTCTGATCTTGTCAAAGATCCTTCTTCTAAATTTCTAAACGCTTCGAAACTGATAAGTTTTCTTTTCATGTGTAATCAACTCCCTGTGCTGTAGGTTACAAATATATTTTTATTAGCACGATTTTGGATGCCGTGTCATTATCGTATATATTGCATTATAACAATATTTTTACTTTTATTTTTCAATATTTGTTTGTGTCAAAAACAAATGTCACAACTATATAAGTATGCTTATCAATATAAAAATGAGGTAAAAAATGAAAACATTTTATGAATTTATGGAAAGTGTGGGAACTGATTTGGCCAATGAGATTGGTCCAATGGGATTGACAAAAGAAAGAATGGAAGTTTTGGCACCAATGTTTGTCTTCGTTGATAAATCAATCAATAATGATCCTACCTTCATGAGTAGACTATATAATTTATTTAAAACAGAAGTTTCGCAATTTCCACAACTTCAAGAAGATTTTGATAAATTAGATGTTCAAAAAATTAAACGGGCTGTTAGTGGTGTTGAAAAAAATCGTACTACCGATATGGTTGTTTTGCCTAATTCAGATAGCCCAATGTAATTTATTTTCATTAAGTTCATACCCGATGCAATCAAATATTATTATATGAGCCAAGTAATTGGTTCATGATCTATTAAAATTGAAAAAGGAAAAAATGAATGTTAAAACTATGCAGGAAATCATTTTTTTTATAAAAGAAACAAATATATCGAATATACCAGATAAAGATTTAGAAAAACATATTTGTTCTTTTGGATTAAATGGAGAAATTTTAGGAGAGCAACCATTATCATTGTCTAATTATTATGGTAAAGGATTACATCTTTGGCAGTACCCTAATCAGTTTGCTCCATTTTTAAAGTGGTTGTCAACAATTAAAGCTGATTCTTATTTAGAAATAGGTTGTAGACATGGAGGTACATTTGTAATAATGTCAGAGACATTGAAAAAAAATAATCAAAACATTCGTTTGATGGCTTGTGATTTAATAGAAGAATCTAATGTTTTAAAAGAATATAGAAATTATTCAAATTTTGAATATATTAAAATAAGTAGTAGACTTGAAAAATTTAAAAACATTATAGGAAACAATGTTGAAGTGGTTTTTATTGATGGTGACCATGAATATGATGGGTGTTATAGTGATTGGAAATTATTTGATTCAAATGATAAAACTAAACACATTATATTTCATGATATAGATAGTGCAAGTTGTCGCCATGTTGGTGCTATTTGGAAAGATGTAAAAAAAGATAAAAGATTCGAATCTATAGAATTTATTCAACAATATCCTGTAGAAGATATACCATTTAAAAATAAATTTTTAGGGATAGGCGTATTATCAAGAAAAATAAATTTTCTCAGATAATTTATTTTGAAAACCAATACTTAAAAGATTTTTGTAAATTACTTTCAGTAAGTTCATATCCAATACAATCAAATATTATTGCATCAACTTTACAAATTGGACAAAGTGCAGTTTCCCCTGCGTCTGTAAATTCTTTTACTTCGTCTGCTTTAAAAATTTTACAACAATGGTAACATCCTGCATTTCTAGAAATAGAAAGTAAGGATTTATTTTTAAACACAAATGATGGTAATTGTCTTTCCATTGTAATATTAACTCAAATAACTAGTGTCTTTATCTTCGTAGTCTTGTTCTGTTCCATAGCTATAGATTTCAAGGTTATATTTCTTCAAATCTTCCTCATCTGCTTCTGGTATTTCAGAGGCGGACGAACCAGCTTCTTCTTTTGATTCACCCTCTTCTGGTGGAGTTCCTTCTGGTGGTGGAGTTCCTTCTGGTGGTGGAGTTCCTTCTGCACCCAATTCTGGAGTAGGTCCACCAGCCTCGGCACCAATTTCTGGAGCAGCTTTTTCTTCACTTGGAACACCGACTCCAAGCAATTGTGGATTTTGCCCCATGATAGCAATTTTTAAATCTTCAAGTTTTTGTAATTTCAAACGACTCAACATCATCGATGCATCTTCTTCGCTATGCATAAGTATTTTTGTTAATATGTCGAAATCCGACATAAGCAAACTTCCCTTAAGCGATGCAGCATTTCCAAATCTTGCAGTCTTAACTTCATTTCTTGACAATTCACGCCAATCAGAAGGTGATGTCATTTTTATTTTAAGATCTTGATACATTTCACTTGGGTAGCCACGAAGCTCTAAATGTCTTTCGCAAAGATCAAGAATACCATCTTCAAAATTTGATTGTAATCTTTCAATCATGCGAGCAAATTTTACATCTTGTGCAGACAATGTAATTCTTGTTGCATTTACATCTTCGCTTGAGAAATAATTTTTGGGAAAGTTTAGAGACACAAATAATTTATTTCTGAAGTACAAAGCATCATCTACTTCTCCAAGATTTTGCGCACCAGGCAAAGTTTCAATTCTTGTATTTGCATTAGGGCGAATTGGAATCCAAAAGTCTTCATCTTGTGCAGGTGGTTGCCATCTTTCTTCAACCATATTGGCTCCGCTATTGCCACGATTACCAGCAATTTTTCTCTTTCTGAATTGATCTTTCATTCTTTCCAAAAATGCTTCTGCTTTAAATGGAGGAAGCTGACCAACATCAATATAGAACACTCGTCTCTCAGGTGCCCGGGTTAGCCTATACACCACCATTGCATCTTCCATGAGTCTCAATTGATGTGCTGGTCCTCTGGCTGGCTCAATAAGAGACTGTCCATAAGGATAGAAGTTTCTTCTATCGTCTCCTATTCTAATGTGTAAAACTTGTAATGGATTAAATCTAATTGCTGTAGATTGATTGAGTTCCGCATCACTAAGTTGTGATATATCTCCTCTTCCCAACGATTGATAATCTGGGCCTTCTTTGGATTGTTGGAATTCTATTAATCTTCCTTTAATGGTTTCAATCCTATACATTGTTTCTGGTGGTAGTGTCGTAAGTTTATATATTCCGTCAGAAGGCTTGTCGGGATTTATAACTATTTCAAAAAATTTATCACCATGAACAATTAAATCTTTAAAATAGGCAAATGCATGACGATTCAAATTTAACATTTTTCTATGTAACAATAAGAATTCAAGTTCTTTTTTCACATCATCATTTTTGCAATCAATTTTAAAAACATTACCAGTATCATCTTTTTGGCAATTGTGAAGTATAACAGAATCAGTTGCGAAGCATTTGTGTTTTTCCACAGATATGTCATACACATCAATTTCTTTTCCTTCTGTGACTCCAACTACTTTGCGACAAGTTTTGCTTTTATTTAAATATTTTAATTCTTTAAGTGAGAATCCATTTTTGTGAATACAATTTTCTACTGTGTGCCAATCTAAATTCATGATTTTGGCAATTTGTCGAACAGGAATATCTCCACAAATCAATCTTGTTGCTCTATTTAATTTTTCATATTCTGGATTTGTTTTTCCATATCTCCAATCATCGATGAATTGTCTTTCATGTACCCATCCTTTTTCAAAGCTCATGATTCTTGGAAATTGATTTGTTTTGATTTTTGTAAGGTCTTGATTTGCTGGGGTTCGATAAAATGGCATTAGTTCATCGCCAAATTCTAATTCACCACAGGGTATCCATTCTCCATTTCTTTTAAGAACTCTATGATCTGGTGTTGCGACAATTGACTTTCCATTGTCTAAAAGTATTTCAATGGTTTTTGCTTTTTTTACAATTCTTGGAGCAAATGCCCATCCTAAACTGTAATCATTTTTTTCAAAATCATAACAATATACTAGAAATCTTTCATCTGCTTTATTGTTTGTTAGCCATTCAATTGTTTGATAGCCGAATGGAGTTGCAATTTTAGTATCACCAGAAACACAAGCTTCATCAGCAAATACGGTCATAGCCATTTCAATTTCTGGAACATTTCTTAATCTTTCGTATTCCTTGTACCTCATACTCCTATTGCCAAGAGTAGTAGTATCAATCATGTCATAGGTTTGACGAAGATTTACATAATTACTTGGTCCTTGGCCTGTTACTAGCTCTCCGCCAGTTTGAAGGGCATCGGTTTGTGCTATACCTGCACCCGTAAATTTTGAAGTATCCTTTATTTTGCTTAAAGGATCTTTTTCGGTTGCGTATGTAAACAATTTAAAAAAATCTGACCAAACTGTCATAATATTCCTCTAATTAACTTAGTATGGATTATTTAGTTATTATAAGGCTAATTGTTTTTAAGGTTATAGATGAAAAAAGTTTTATTTTTATCAAGTCATTTAGGATCTGAGTCTGATCAATTATATGTCGCTTTTTGCGATTTATTATCAATTCAGGGATACAAAAAAGAAAATATCTATAGAAGCATGCAAGATATATATATTTTAACAGAAAGAAAGCATAAACTCAAAACATCGGCAAGAGTTTACATGGATCATTTGCTTTTTAATTATCAATTTTCATGTAAACAAGCATACGAAAATTGTAAATTTATATTTCTTGTACGAGAACCAGAGGAGACAATTGAATTTTTGGTTTCAAATAAATTTTATAATAAAAAAGATGCAATTTCATATTATCTTTACAGAATCAGAAGGATATGTGAAATGGCAAAGAATGCAAAAGACGGATTATTTTTAACACACGCAAATTTAAAAAATGGCAAAGGAATACAGGAAATTAAAGATTATCTTAACATAAAAGAAAGATTTAATTTTGTTTTTGAAAATATTGAAAATAAAAATAAAAATATTTTGACATATAAAGAAATTGAAAATTTAAATCAGGTTTATGAAAAATATCTTTATTTTGTTCATAATATTAATTGCATTAGCATTAAATAATGTATGAAATTTTTAGATTGGATTATAAAAAGAGACGAGAACTTTAATGCGACCATGCCTTCTGATGTTGGAGACGCAGGTGGAAAAGACACTGATATTCCTCCATTAGAAACTAGAGGGGCTTTTCCATTCTATTCAGATGAGGAAAAGCCACCTGTTCCGCCAAGACTCAAAAAAGAAAAATGTAGCAAAAAGAAAAATCAATTTGGGAATAAAATATAATTATTCGGAACAATAAAATTATTATAATAATCAACAATTTTTATTTGAGAAGCAATTGTTTTCATGTGAATAATATCATTGTCGGCATAAATCGCACAAATCCATCCATCCCATCTTTGATCAAACTCAGACATTTTCCATGTTCTAATTTTTAGTTCTTTATCACTATTGTTGATATATTTTATTATTTTTTTATCTTCATCATAGTGAACCATCACCATAGCATGGCCAGGTATTCCAAATAAAACTCCTCTTTTTTCAATTACTATAGCTTTTTTTATAAGACTTCTATCTTTTATGCTATTTGTTTGTTCAAATTTTACACCTAGTTTTTTTAATTTCCAAGATGCATTTGATGGACTGCTATAGCTTTGGCAATCACGATCTTTGGTAAGATCAAACAATTTGATTTCACTGGCATATCTTCCTATGCATTCCAATGATGCCCACACGCATTGGATACCAGTTTTGTTGAAAACTCTATCCTTCATGGGTATTGGAGTCATAACATCAGACAGATTTTCATCCTCTTCACCTTCATAAAGTGAAACCGGATTGCGTCTTGTGTCATTTGGATTTGGATATAAACTCTTATCGGATTGTCTAAGAGCAAATGTAAGAAAAGACAAAAAAAGCAAAAAAGTACAGACATGGACTAAGAAAAAGCTAGTTTTTTTTAAACGCATATTCCTCCTTGAAATGTCTATAAATATATAGAATTGCGATTAATTTAAGATTAGTCTTTTGATAAGATTGTTGATTATTTACTTGTTTTTGGGTTTAATTGAAAAATGCCCCCAATATTTAGATATTGAGGGCATTTTGGTTTAATTATTTAAAAATTAATTTAAATCATCATCGTCATCGTCATCATCCCAATCGTCATCGTCATCGTCATCGTCATCGTCATCGTCATCGTCATCGTCATCGTCATCATCATCATCATCATCATCATCATCATCATCATCATCATCTTCATCTTCATCATCTTCATCTTCATCATCTTCATCGTAATCCCAATCGTCATCATCATCGTCATCATCATCATCATCATCATCATCATCATCATCATCATCATCATCATCATCATCATCATCATCATCATCATCATCATCTGATTCCCAATTCATAGATGTATCCCATTCACCAATTTGAGGAATACCAAAAATTGTTTTGTTTATTTCTTTTTCTTTTGCAATAAAAGAAGCCCACATTTTTAAACCTTCTAGCATGCTATTATCTAAAAAACTCATGTTTTGTTTCCTTTTATGTAAGACCTTAATACATAATATAAGGAGATAGTAATGAAAAATACATTGATTTTTTTAATTTTTATGATTTTTTTTTCAGGTTGTCAATTTGTTCCACTATTTAGCCCTATTATTACAGGAATAATCATTTGGAAAGAAGGTCAGGCACAAAAATATTATGAAATAAATACTTTAATCATGTATAGATGCGTAAAGAATTCTCTTCATGATTTAAATATAAAAATAACAAAAGATCAAAAAAATAAAAATGGCTATTATTTACAGGCAGAAAACAAAGACACTTTTTACATTCACATATATTATGTTAAAAAAGATGTTAGCAATGTAGCAATCAGAATAAACACATTTGGAAATAAATCTTACACAGAACTTATATATCAAAAAATTGATTCCAATATGGATATAATAAATTACGACAATAAGGGATTACCAGTAAAAATAGAAAGCTCTTATTTGGATTAAATAATGTTAAAACATAATAATATAATAACTCGTGACAATCTTGTTGATCACATTCAAAATTATGGTCTTGATAAAAATGAAGTTCATTGGGGTTCTATTCCACAAGATTCAATTGAAAAAATAATTGAACTAATAAATGAAAATGATTTAAAAAATGGATTACAAATTGGTGGATTTGTCGGAATAACTCATTGCTGTCTTGCGTATGCTCTTAAAGATAAGGGGATCATGTGTACAATAGATCCAAATATAGAACATCGTAAAATAAAAAGACCAATGGATATAGCAATAATAATGGCTACAGAATATAAATTAATGAAAAACTCTATGTTTATTTGTGGTTATGCCCAACAACAAATGGAAATATTTTATTTTTTGGGATTAAAATTCGATTTTATTTTGATTGATGGTAATCATCAAGAAAATATTTATAGCGAGATTGAACAAGCAGACAGAATATTGAAAACTAATGGGTTGTTAATCATTGATGATATCGATCTTTGGGATTTCCCCAAAAAATCATATGAAAACTTCCCATTAGAATCTCGCTATAAAAAAATACCAGCAAACAAAAGAATCGGAGTTCTTAGCAAACTTTCCTGCTAATCAAAGATCCTATTGTTCTGCAAATTTTAGAACAAATCGTACTTGATGTATAACATCCTCTTTTTACAGCTACTGGTTCTTCTTGTGGAGAGCAACTGCAATCTACAGTAACACCTTTAGAGCCACAGCCAGCGTTATTCTGCCCTTTCCATGGCTTGCCATATTCTGGAGCATTTGGATCACAAGCATTATTTGGATTACATTTACAAACAATTTTCTTTCTTAAAAGTTTATTGTTTATAACTTCAAACATGTGAGAGTCATCTTCTCCAATAAGATTATTTTCACTTAATGAATTCACACAAGAATTCGCCATTTCATTAACTTCTTCTTCGCTAGTTTCAATCGCATGAATTAAATTCTTATCTTTATCAAACATATACATATTTCTACAAGGAACCTCTACAGTCATATCTTTTTTGTTTGATAAGATTGAAACTTCTTTTTTTATTTTAACTATTGATGCTGATTGTGTTTTTAAAACAAATCCATCATCACAAGTGATTTCCTGTACTTCTCGTTTATTTTCCTTTACGATGCTTTTATAGGTTTTATTAGAAAGTGCTTGGAGCGTTGTTCCAATTATGTTTCTTTTAATAAAAACCTTTCTCAAAACACTTCCATATTTGGAATTATTTTGTGATTTATCATAATTCAACATTTGCAAAGCAGCAGAGTTATAAAACTTAATGGTATCTGCAAATTGACAAGCATACAAAATATATGTTACTGCTGTATCTCTAGCAGATTTAAGTGCTGGCAAAGGTTGCATGCCACTAGACATATTTTGTTTGAATATTTCAATCATACATTCATACCAAGTGCCAGTCCACACCCTGCTAAAGCTATGTGGTTCGTTAGATAGTTGATCATTAGGACTATCTTTTGGCAATTTTTTAGGATCAACATAAATAAAATCGTTAACTGCATCACGAAGAAAATATTGATATGTTTTATCCCCAGTAACATCAAATATTGCCTTTCCTAATTCTTCGGCCAATCTTGATATGATATTTGATTTAGAAAGGTCGTTATTTGTTTGCGTTAAAGCTTTTTGAAGTATTTGGTCATATTGCATAATATTTGAAATAGCTGAAATATCACCAAAAGATTCATGAAAAGCCCAAGCCTCATATGATTGTGCATTCCAAAGATCTGGTCTAAGTATGTCTAAGAACGCATGTCCGAATTCGTGAGACACAATATCTGCTGATTCGGCTGTATATACAGTTTTCTTAGTTACAGTATCAATATCGTAAAAGAATTTAAGATTAGATCTATCATAATATGCGTTAAAATCTTTACCTGCTCTTGGCAATACATTTAAGGTGCTTGTAGCTGCCCATTTTGTAAATGTCTTTTTGGTTTTATTTTGCGAGATTAAATATTTCGCAGTATTTTGAATAGTCACATAACAACTTGCTGCTTGACCTTGCAATGTATGCATGGCATAACCACCACCAACATATCCTTGTACATTCAACTTCAGTGAAGATGCAGTTGGTGGAACAATTTTAACACCTTGTTCTGGTGTAGTTGGGTCATTCAAAAGATAATCTATTGTTTTTACGGGTGTAACAGCGATTTTGTTTTTCGCTGTACATACAGATTTAAAAATGTTTTTTATCCAGTTTAACATGATTGCCTCCTTGGAATAATGTGATATAATATATAATAATTTAAGGTTATATATAAATTTAATATTTACATGATATGGAAACAATATGCACAATAGAGAGAAGTTAATACAAGAGCAAAGAACAATAGAGGCCATGAAAAAAGGATATATTGGATATGAAGGAAAGTTTGCCTACATAGCTAAAAAATTAGGATACCCAATTATATCACAAGGCGGAGGCAATTATAATCAGACATTTCTAGATGATTTTTATGACTTTAATGATAGTAATGATGACAAAAACGAATTGCCAATCATGGATGAAAATGAATCTATAAGTGAAATTGGAATGTCTTATGAGGGATTGCAATTTGGCAATAATTTAACTATTATTTTGCTATATGGTAATGCGGATATTACAGTTAGACATGAGAGCAATCTTGTTTATAAGGAGGTTGCTGGAGAACTTGAAGGATTTGTTCCTAATGAAATATGGGAAAATCATATTGAAAAGATGTATGAGTATGCAAAAAAAATAGAAAAGAAAAAAAGACCTTTAGAAAATGAAGATTTGGAAAAAAAAGCAAATAAAAAGAAAAAAGAAATATTAGATGATCTTAAGAAAAAATGGGGAATATGATGGATAATATATACAAATCACTTTTGAACCTTGGTTTTATCATATATGAGGATAAAAATGAATTTTTTTTACAAAAAGTTTCTTTGCCACATAGTCCTAAAGTGATATCTCAAATTAATTTTGCAACATATGATGAAGCGTTAAATTTTGCGAAATCTGTTGTGGATATTGAAAAAAAAACGAATTACAAAGCTCTAATTAGATATAGACAAGGATTAGGCGTAGAATATGTTACTGTGCCTAGTATTGTTGCCAAGGATGAGAAGGAAGCCGAAATAATTGCTTTAGAAAAAAGCGGGTTGCTTAAAAATTTGAAAGCTAAAATAATAGAAATAAAAATAAGGTTTCAAAATTAAAATCCATGGCATAAATATAAATAGATGTCACTTTATATCATCAAGGGGAACTATGAATAATCAAAATGTAGAAAAATGGACTTTAGAAGACGGAAGAAAAGCAGAAAAAAGAATTTCTGAGAGCGTCAATCATTCTGATTTGACCAGTGAAAAAATTGTAGAACTTCACATGGAAGATGAAAGACCTTTGAAGCTTAAGCAAAGAATAGTCGAAAAGACTAAGCCTGTACTTTATGAACGCAAGATTGAAACCTTGGATGCACAAGGCAATGTTGTTGATGTTAAAGTAGAATCGGCAGAACCAAAAATCCCAATGCAACTTGTCGAACATATTGCTTTGGCTAACAATCATGTTGCTGCCCAAGGTTGCAAAGCTGCTTGCAAAAAAGGCTTAACGAAAGAAGATTTGGCAGAAGCATTTGCAACAGCCCTAAAATCAGTAAAGTCTGAAAATTGCAACTTAAATAGCCTTGGAATCGCAGATCAAATTGCTGAAAGAGTTAATGGAGATTCCGATAATAATCTTACAAACAAGATTTTAATTGGAATTATTGTTCTTTTAATTGCTGGTTTGGGATACATGTTATTTGCAATGTAATGAGTCTAAAGAGATAAAAATAAATTGGGGGAAGCTTCACAACTTCCCCTTTTTTTCTATTCATATCTTTGAAAATAAAGAAATTTTATCAATTCATAAAAAAGTTTCTATCGCAGAATTGGAAGATAGTGCAGAAAATTGGTCTCTGAGAGAATTTTCTTTACGCCTTCCTGATTCCAAAGGTGGTCTCATATCCAGCAGAAACATATAGCCAGTTGGTGTCTGCCATAATCGTTTGTACTGGTGATGATCTATTATCAGTTGTTTCATCACCTAATCTACCATTACCATTGTCACCCCAAACCCAACATGTTCCATCATTCTTTATTGCAGCAGAATGATATTGTCCACCTTCAACCTGCTTCCAATCAGTTCCATATGTAACTGTTTGAATTGGCGAAGATCTATCATTTGTTGTCTCGTCACCTAATTGACCATCACCATTATTTCCCCAAGTCCAGCATGTTCCATTATTCTTGATCGCAAGCATATGATAGTCACCACAAGAAATTTGCTTCCAATCAGTTCCATATGTAACCGTTTGAACTGGTGAAGATCTATCATTTGTTGTCTCGTCACCTAATTGTCCATAACCATTTCTTCCCCAAGTCCAGCATGTTCCATCGTTCTTGATTGCTGCGATAAAATCTTTACCACAAGAAACAGATTTCCAATCAATTCCACCACATATTGTTTGAACTGGTGATGATTTAGTTACACTCGTATTGTCGCCTAATTGTCCATTTGAATTTTGACCCCAGCACCACAAAGTTCCATTGTCCTTTATAGCTGCTGTGTGACTGCCACCAGACGCAACTTGCTTCCAATCAGTTCCGCCACATATCGTCTGTACTGGCGATGATTTATCATCAGTTGTCTCATCACCAATTTCTCCATCAGAATTATGACCCCAAAGCCATAATGTGCCATCAGTCTTTATAGCAGCACAATGTTCGAAATAGGTTCCAACCACCATTGTTTTCCAATCATTTCCACCACATATCGTTTGAACAGGTGATGATTTATCATCAGTTGTATTATCACCTAAACCACCATCTTCGTTCTGACCCCAAGTCCAAAGAGTTCCATCATCCTTCAAACCAGCGATATTGTAATAGCCACAATTGATTTGAACCCAATTGCTACCACCGCAAATCGTCTGTACTGGAGATGATCTGTCATCTGTTGTATTGTCGCCAAGTTCTCCGTTACCATTATTCCCAACGCCCCATACCGTTCCAACGATTGGTGCGACAGGAGGCGTAGGAGGCGTGATCAAGTCATCAGATGTGAGAACATGTGGTATCTGGAAAATTTCGTCAGGTTCGGTATTTGTGTCGGTGAAGGTATAGATGGTCTTTCTGGCTAGATCACCAACCAATGCACCTGCTGGATATTCGATTATCTCGACAATTCTTCCTTCTTCGTCTACGGTTTGTTTCTTGAATGTGTATATGCCAGAGGCACGACCACGCAACAGTTCCCAATCTGCTTTTGGGCTATCGGGATCAAATCCAGCTTCTGAAATAATTTGAGCATCGAATTCATTTTCTGGATCGAGTTCTATTAAATGGGCAAGGCTTAAAGGAAAGGTAAATCTATTGTCTATGGTATCTCTTGAAAAAAAAGACATTATTTCGCCAACAGGTGCTTTCTTATTGAATCTTAAAATTCTTTCAGCAGATGTGTTTGAAATATACATTTTGACAATACGCTTTGGGCGATTTTTATTTGCAACAATTAAAACATGATTTTTTATTCCATTTTTTGATACTCTGGCTTCAAACATGCTTGCAAAAGTAGCATCTGCATTTAAAGAACTAACAACTTCGTATGCGGTTACTTCGTTGGAGTTTAGGCCACTAATATTTATCTCTAGAGAAGACCAATTTCTAAATTCTTCATCCCAAGCATAATTTATCTTGATCGTATTATAAACGGAGAAATCAAATGGGTCATGATTCCAACTATAGGTGAAATCTTGTGTATTTTGATTTGCAGCAATTTTAAATGTCAGCGAATATTGACGATCATTGCCTGTATTGAGATATCCCTGATATTCTTGTGCGAAAACATTTTGAAAAAATGACATTTTTAACCTCTTTTTTTAAAAACTCTACAAATTTATGTAGTAATGCGTGATGAAAATATTTTGATCTATTAGATATTAGAGAAAGATCAAAAAAATAAGACAGGATATTATTCCTGTCTTATGAAAATTATAAAAATAGTTTATTGTGCAAATGTGGCATAAACTGGTTGTTCGTAAACTTTATAAGGTATTCCGCATCTAATGATTTTATCGGTGTATCCAATTATTGTTGGTTGATTCACGATAATTTGTTCCTGTACATTAGTAGGAACCATCATACTATATCCATTAACACATTGTGGCATAAGAACACACTTGTTTAAAACTACTACTTTTGCAAAATTTTGGGTAATTGGCACTTTTTCGACCCATACTCTTTTGCGGTATGTAATAGCATAATCTCGAAATTCAAATTTCAAAAAACAACCATTGCAAACATGAACTAGTTTTTTTTCAATTTTAGTTTCTTCTACAAATGATATTTGTACATCATTTGTAGTCATATTAACAATTCTACTTATAATACCATCATCGGCATAAGATAATGATGGAACAAAACACATTACAATTACAAAAAAATACTTCATATTTTTCTTCTTTCTAAAAAAAATTAAATCCACAAAAATAAATTACCACAAAAAAAACAATACTACAATATTTTTTGTGTATTTTATAAAATATTTTAATACTTATACAAATTATCTATTTTGACTTTGATAACTTGAAACAAACTTTGCAAGGAAGATTTTTAATTTTTTCATATCTGCTTTTAGAAATTGGAAATGGTGTTAATTTTTCATCAAAAACAAAATTATGACCACATTCTAAACAAATACGATATTTGTTGAATTGTAAAAATTGAGTCTTTATAATTTTCTTCAACATAATTAAAATCCAGAATTAATGCCACGAATAATTTGTTTTAATTCGTCAACATCTAATCTGCTTTCTTCTATTTGCTTTTCAAGAAATATATGAATCCAGTCACCATCAACTGTTTTCAAATCTTCAGCTTGATGCATTCTTGTTGAGTAATTAGAAACTACTTCCTCTTCAAGTGTCAAGGCTTGTTTCAATATATCTGCTGGATTCTTTAATTTTGGTAATTTTTCATAATAGGGTATATTGGTTATTTCAATACCAAGCCCAACTAGAAGATCACTAAATTGACTTACATGCCTTAATTCTTTGCTGGATTCTTCTAAAAAATGTTCTTTATATTCTTTTGAGTGTAATCCTTGAACTAAAGCAGCACTTTGCAAATAAAAATGCAAATGAGTTAGTTCATTGCGAAGATCGCTTGCCAACAAGGTGTAAAGTTCGTCTTTGGTTATCATTTTTTGCTCCATTCGTTAAAGTTTTTAATTCCATGATCGTGATCGTAATTCATTTCTTTAAAGTCACTATGATTGAATACTGGTTTATTTTCTTCCTGTGATATCTTCCAAATTAATTCTAGTGCATATTTTGAAATATTTTCTATACCGTTGTAATTTAATTTATCTGCCGTGTCTTGTGGCGTGTGATAATAATCATGTCCTCCAGTATGGAGAAATGCTATTGGTATTTTTTTATTATAAAAGCTTGCATGATCGCTTCCGCTAGTTCCCCTAGTGGTTATACTTTTTGCAAAGCTATATTTATCACTAAGCTCACCGATATATCTTGTAATATCTACAGAGCTATTTAAATCAGAGAAACCTGCAAGCTGTTTTCCTTTTTTAAGGTATCCAATCATATCCATATTAAGCATAAATGTATGATTTTTTATATTAGGATTATCTTGTGGAAATAATGGGTTGTTTACATAATATAGGCTACCAAGCAAACCCATTTCTTCTGCTGAAAATGCTATAAACAAAATTGTTCTTTTATTTTTAAGTTTTGACATACCTTTAGCAATTTCAAGTAAAGCAGCAGTACCAGATGCATTATCGTCAGCACCAGGGTGTATTTTTATTTTTGACTGCATGCTCATTTGAGGTCCATAACCGATATGATCCATATGTGCGCCAACAACTATGATTTCATCTTTTAAATTTTCTTCTTTGCCTTCTGACCATGCTAAAATATTATTTGTAAAATCATCCCCAGATTCTTTATTTGGCCCATAATTTAATTTTTTGATTGGGAATTTTTGATATTTTGATTTATAGCCATAAGACTCAAATTTGTTTTTAATAAATTCTGCTGCTAAAATGTTGCCTTTTTTACCAGACATTCTTCCTTCAAGCTCTTGAGATGCTAAATATTCAACAGTTTTTTGGGAAGAATCGCTTGTTATTTTAGATAAACCTTCATTTAGCGATTCAAATTTTTGAGGTTCTTTATCAAGTTTTTCATTATTTTCTTGAAATTCTTTTATATTTGTTGTTTTAGAAATGTAAACAATTAAAAGCATAAATCCTAATACTAATATTGTAATTTGTAATTTTTTCATGATATCTCCCAAATAAAATTTCATTTTCCTATATATTTTAAAGTAGTTTCATAAAAAAAGAAAGTCATTTAAAATAATGAGTTTACCAGAATTTTTAAAAAGTCCATCTGATTCGATCTGGAGATTAAAATATAAATCCTTAAAGCAATATTACGCAAGTGAATATAATTCTAAATATTTTTCATTTGACAAATATCAATTGGAAATAGATCCAGATGAACCCATGGAACATGTTGAAAAATACGATCCAAATAGAAGGCAACTAGAAATCATAAAGTGTTGTCATAGCTTTTCGTATTTTTGCCACAAATATGTAAAGATTCTACATCCAACAAAAGGTCTTGTTCCATTTATAATGTTTAAATATCAGCACAAAGTAATAAGTGATTATATGAATCATAGATTCAATATTATTTCAAAGTTTCGTCAAGGTGGTTTGACGACTGTTACACTTTTATGGGGCATGTGGAAATGCATGTTTCAAACTGATCAACAAATTATGTTATTGTCAAAAACAGATAGAGAAGCCACAGATATTGGAATGATGATTGATCGTGCTTCTGAAAATTTACCAGATTGGCTTAGGCCAAAAAAAGATGGTAAGTGGAATGATCACTTGAAAATGTTTACCGAAACTGGCAGTTCTTTGAAGTTTTATTCTCCTCAAGCAGCCCGTGGAAAATCCGTTACATTTTTAATTATTGACGAAGTTGCGTTTATCGAAGATATGGATAAGCATTGGAAAGCTATGTGGCCTGTGCTTTCTACTGGTGGTAGCTGTGCTTTGGTTTCCACTGTAAATGGTATTGGAAATTGGTATCATCAGACCTATATTGAGGCCAGAGAGAAAAGAAATTTATTTCATATCATAGATTTAGATTATTGGGAACATCCAGATTACAATAATCCTAAGTGGGCATCGGAACAAAAAGCTCAGTTGGGAGAAAAAGGTTTTTTACAAGAAGTTTTAAGAGAGTTTTTGGGAACTGGCGAGACTTATTTTTCATCCAAGATAGTTCGAGAGCTTACAGAACAAACCATAAACAACAATCCAAATAGAAAATTATTTGCAAAATGGTGCAATCTTATGGGATTTGCAGCAATTTGTGAATCAGAAGAGAACAAAGGTGCTTTGTGGGTATGGAAAGAGCCAGTTGAAGGTCATGAATATATTATTGGTGCAGATTGTGCCGAAGGTCAGGGAGAAAACAATGACAATAGTTGCTTCCAAGTAATTGATATGCTGACTTTAGAACAAGTTGCAGAATTTTATTCAAATACCATACCTCCACATCTATTTGCACAAACATTAAAAGAAGTTGGAATTTACTATAATAATTCACTTATGGTTGTGGAAAATATGGGGCCTGGTATAGCTGTTTTGAATAATTTACAAAATCAATTGTATTATGATAATTTGTATTTTGATTCGACCAAGTCTAATTCTAGGGCTGGTATAAAAATGGGGCAGGTAAATCGTCCATTGTTTCTTGAAACTTTACAAAATAAATTAATGAATCAACAAATAAGAATAAATAGTATTAGATTTACAAATGAACTTGGTACATTTGAATATAATTCAACGACTAAAAAGGCACAAGCTCAAAAAGGAAAGCACGATGACGCTATCATGTCAATGTGCATGGCATTATATGTTAGAGATTCTATGATGCAAGACATTCCATTAGGAGCTTCTATTGATACGAATAGAATTGACAAAATAAATAATGAAGTTTACGAAGAAATAAAAAGAGAGCTAGAAGAGGGCAAGCCAGAGGACATTCTTAAAATTACAAAATCTAGTTTATTTGATGAAGATGATATCTATAATTCTGATGGCGTTTCCTTCAGAAGAAAAAATGAAAGTTTGCTAAGAGAGTTCGGATGGTAAATTATGTCGCTACAAAAATACATTGAAAAAAAATATCATAAATCAAAAGTGAATTATGATATTTCTGAGTACAAAAAAAATGTGCAAGACATATGTTTTGTTTTTAAGAACAAGCGTGAATTGCGTGAGTATTATATTGATTTGTCAGAATTATCTAAAGATTTAGATTTTATAAATTATCCAAAAAAATTTAAATTACTTTTAAATATATGTTCGCCTAACGAATCTGAATATCTAAAAGAATTTGAACATTTCTTCGAATGGGCATCTATAAGAGAAAATTATAAAATTAGAAGAATAGAAGAAAATATTACAAATATTAAATCATTTTATTTTTTAAAAGAAGATGTTAATTTAGATGACATTTCATTTGTGATAGAATCAAAATGTTCCAAGATATTAAATAAATTTAAAATTTTGGACATTTATATAAATGAAGCGATTCAAGAAACAAATTGGAATGGAACTGATGTTATTGTTCATATTTTAACTGATGATTCTGCTAAAATTCAAGTTGGCGATGGAAATATATTTTTATCAATGGATGACAATGGTATTAAATATATTTCTGAAGAGTCATCTAATTGCAATCAAGATTTTGAAATATTAAGAGACAGGTTGTTCAATCCAATTAAACATTATTTCGATTTCTATATTCAAGAAAAAACCGATAATAACAAAAAGATAAATAGCTTTAAAAGAAGTTTTTATTTAAATAAAATAAATGAATATTTTTATTTTCCTTTGGATTTAAAAAGACCAGAACAAAAAGATGGAATGGACATTTGGAAGATTAAATTAAAGTTAAATCAAGTAATTTTTGAAGAAGGTTTTTTTAGAGTTAAAGATTGTTTGCAAAAAATAAGATATCTAGAATTGGAGTCGCATGAAAGTTAATTTAAATGAAATTAAAAATTATATTTCCATGGCTTTGTCTGGAACATCTGGAGATTTTCAAATGGCAGAAATAAACTTCTATTTGAAAACAGCTTTGCAAAAAATTGAACAAAAACAAATCAAAGAAAACAAAAAGTCTGAATTTGTATCTTCTAATATGGTTCTAAAAAATGGCACACTAATAAATCCAATAGATGCAAAAAAAGCTATTTCGAAAATTGACGAATTAATCAACTTTGAACAAAATAAGATTAATTCATCATTTATAAAACAAGACAAAGAAATAAAAACTATTATAGATTAGGTGAAAATATGAAAACAAATTGGAATGGAATTTTAAAAATAACTCATGCACAACACATAAGAAATAATGAGATTATTTGGGAAGATAAAAATCTTTATAATATTCTTCATTCTCAAGGAGAAGAATTATTTTTAAAAACTTTATTTTATAATGATGGTACACTGCCAACACCAATATATTATCTTGGCTTGGACTCAAGAACAGCAATAACTTATGCCGACAGTATGACAAGCTTAGTTGGCGAACCTACTGGAAGCGGGTACACAAGACAACCACTGAATTCAACATCTACAGGCAATACAGGATGGACTATTTCTGCGGAAACAAGTATTCATAAAGCTTTATCTAATGTGGTTTCATTTGTTGCTAGTGGTGGTTCTTATGGACCCATGTATAATTTGTTTTTGACAAATAAATCAGATAATACAGGAAGTCTTATCTCAAGCGTTTCATTGTCAACCCCATCAACATTGACAAGTGGAGATGTGCTTAGTTTGAGAATGACTCTATCTCTTAGAGATGTACCTTAAATTATAGTTGATATCAATCTTTGATCGTCATATATTTCAATAATGTGAACTATACTGTAATTTATAGTTTTCTTTTTTATACGACTATATTCTTTGTATTGTAGACTTTCTTTTCCGCCATCTTTTGAATCTCTAAGCATAATACCTATTGGTAAAGTGCTATTGTCTAAGAATGGTGGTAAAAATATGTTATAACCTTCATCAAACTTTGTGACTGCCTTTTTTCCATCATCTATTTTAAGCTTATATTTACAAAAAACTTCAATTGCAGGTTCTGATGTTTTTCCATTTAAGAACCATATTGGAACTGATACCCCTATAGCTTCTATTTCTGCATCTGGTTCTGCAAATAAATATCTCTGCTCTTTTGTAAGAAAGATATTGTGAGATACCGTTAGAGTTAAAACATTTTCGTCTATATACATAAGGAATTACTCTAAAAGAGGAAATATGAAAAAATTTATTATAAACCTTTTCTGTTTATTTACTATTTTATCTACAAATTTGGCATTTGGTCAAGAAATAAAAGTACATCCTCTTGACAAAATGCCATTATTGCCATCAAAAATTGGCTATTATGGCGAAGCACCTGTCGAGCAAAGAGGGATTGAATTTAGAAAATGGTTGGCACCATCGGTTAAAATAGCTGTGTCGGATGGTTCTGGTTCTGGAACTATAGTTTATTACGATTCTTTAAAAAACATAGCTTATGTGGCTACATGTGGTCATCTTTGGAATTATGGAGTTATGAATTCTCAAGAAGGATTAAAAAGAAATATAACATGTAAAATAATCACATGGTTTCATAATGAAAAAAAATTAGCAGAACCAAAAACATATACTGCGAAAGTTCTTTTTTACAATCATATCACTGGAGCAGACACAGCACTTGTTTCGTTTGAACCAGATTGGGTGCCAAATTATTTTCCAATTGCACCTAAAAATTACCAGTATAAAAAAGGTAGTATTATGCATAGTTGTGGATGTGATGGTGGTGACGAAGTGGCTCATTATGAGGTCGAAGTGGTTGGTGTAATTAATGAAAGTCTGACAACAATAAAAAATAGCCCAAGACCAGGCCGTTCTGGTGGTGGTTTAATGGATGATAAATATTACATTGCAACTTGTTGGGCAACATCAATGTATAAAGGAACAAGTGAGGGTTATTTTACGCCACTGCCAGTAATTCATGATATATGGACAAAAAATGGATATGAATTTTTACTCAAGATCAGACCAGATTTTGATTTAGCTAAAAAATTAAAAATTATTGATAGAACTGTTAGGCAGAATAAGTATGACGAAGAATATATTTTGATTCCAAATTAAGGTTTTTATATGATGACATTTTTAGAATTTTTAGATTATAAAGAAAATAACAATTTATCTTCTGATGAATATACCGAACTTCAATCAACATTAAGAAAAATGATGTCTGACAATCTTGATCTTGGAAATTTCGTATCAAATCTTAAGCAATTTATTTCTAACCCTAAGTTTGTTGATTTTTTAAAATCTGGTGATGAAAATGATGCTTTGAAAATCACAAGAAAAAATATACCTGTAGCTGATTTAATTCCAACTCAAGATGAAATTTTTCTTGAATCATCTTTAGATAATGGATTAACTGATAGATTTGGCAACCTTGCACAATTCCTTGATGGTAATGCACAAGTAAAGGGCTATGTAGTCACTTGTATGGTGAATGGTAGTGTTTTCATTCTTGATGGTCATCATAGGTGGTCACAATATTTTCTATTTAATCCGCAATCAGAAGTTCCTTGTTTGATAATTGAAAATTTAAATTCATATTTAAGAGGATTAAAAATAGCACATTTAGCTGTTGCTGCAAAATTAAGTAGTGTTCCTTCAGCTTCTGGAAGTGAAACTAATCTATTCACCATAGATTACGAATCATTTGAAAACCATATTAAAAATATAATTACAGAAAAATCATTACAAATATTTATTGATAAGAATTTAGCCAAAAATGTTGATGATGTGGTTGATTTTCTTTGGAATAATGTATTAAAAATAAGAAAATACAATTTAGGAAAAGAATCAAGAGGTTTAATGCCTCAAACTGGTGGTGCTGCCAAAGGATTTGAAAAAGACTTAGAACAAGGAAAAATAAATGTCATCCCAGATTGGTTGACTTTATCTGGATTATTGGCAGAAAATTAAAATTTTATATTATATATAATAAATCAATAACAGGAGACATAATGAAATCATTTTTAGAGTTTTGGAGCCAAATAAAAGAAGAAGCACCAGTAGCACCACAAACACCAGTAGTGGGGCAACAACAAGTGGCTAAACAAGCACCAGTAGCACCACAAACACCAGTAGTGGGGCAACAACAAGTGGCTAAACAAGCACCAGCAGCAGGACAGCAACAAGTTACAGAAGTATTAAAATCTATAATGGCTGCTCCAAATATGGAAAATTTTATAAGTCAATTGCAAAATGCAATAAATAAACCAGAATTTTTAGAATTGTTGAATAGTGGAGATGGACAAAAAGATAAAATAGCCATTTCTGATAAGCCAATTCCTGCCAATAAACTGATTCCAACTCAAGCTGAAATTTATCTAAGCAAATCAATAGACATGGGAATACAAAAACCAGAAAAACTTTTATCTGGTGATCCTTCTGCTATTCCTGGTAGTATTATTGTTGGAGCTACAAAAGATGGAAAATATGCAATTATTGATGGTCATCATAGATGGTCACAATATTTTGTTTTTAATCCACAATCAGAAATTAATTGTAAAATTTTAGAAGGAATTAATTCCTCTCTTGATGCACTAAAAACTACTCAATTGGCACTAACTGCAAAAAGTGGCACAGTAAAATTAGAGTCTGATAGCGGAGTGGATTTAATGACCATATCTGAGCAAGTTTTTAAAGATTATGTATTGGAAAAGTTAAAAGCCGCACAAACGCTTCCTATCTTTACAAAAGTAATACCAGAAATAAAAGATGAAAATCAAGCAGTTGATTATTTGTGGAAAAATGTATTACTATTGCAGTCAATTAAAGGAAAGCAAGATCAAGCAAACGCAAGACCTTTAATGCCTCAAACTGGCAGTGCTAAAGGTTGGGATGCAGCATTGCAAGCTGGACAGGTTAATATTGTTCCTGATTGGCTAGTACTTTCTGGCGTAGTCATTCGTGACTAATTTTTATAAAAGGTACAAACCTTTCTATAATCACAAAATCTACAATGGTTTCCTACTGATCCAACAACTAAAGATGGATCAGAGGAAACTATGCGATCATAAGTTTCTATAAGTTCTTGTTGTGCTGAATCAAGACTTTCTTGTGTGAATCCAGTCGATACTATTTCAGATCCTTCTAGATAAAACAAAGCTGCTTTGATGTTTTCTGCTTTTGCACCAAAGTGATTTTGAATTATTTTTCCATATGTTCTTAATTGTAGGTCTTTTCCTATATTACTTTTATTTTTTCGCCACATTCCTTGTTTCGTGGTTTTGTAATCAAGAATAAAGAATTTATCTTCACGAATAATAAGTCGATCAATAAATCCTTTTATTTTTTTATTATTTGGTGGATCAATATCATAATTGAATTCCCACTCTAATTCGCCATCAAAACCAATTCTATCGGTAATTGTTTTGACATTTGCCAAATGAATTGGTAATTTTTTTTTGTATTGTGAAGGCAATGGGGGCGAAGGATTGTTCTGTTCCAACATGATTTTACCAGTCAAAATTTCTGAGGCAATTTCTTCTATTGGTTTTTTACCTTTTTCCATCACATAATGTTCTGCAACTTTATGGACAATTTTTCCATATGTGAAGTGGTCAGCAACTGGTTCATTTGATATAATCTTCAAATGATACCTGTATTTGTATTGGGCATGACAAGTATCGAAGCACTGTTTTCTAGATACCGAGATATGTTCAATGTTCATTTTTGTTTCTCCGCTTAATTGTAAAGAGAAAGAATTAAAATGGCAATAAATTTTGACAAATTTGTTGAATGGGCAGAATCTAGATTTAGCGATGTGATTGTTAAAGGTAATGAAATTCATTTGAATAGTATATTTTCAGATGATACAAAACATCATTTGTGGTGCAATCCGACTGGTGGCAAGA